TTCTTCGCCAATCGGTATTCCTGCTAGGTAAATTTTTGAAAGTTGATCCTTACGCCATTGGGGGTAATGAGTTTTGTCCAACCAAGTTGGAAACGTTATGTCATGACCCGGCGATAAAGGGAGAAGGTTGGAGCGTATCCAATCCTCTACAAACAATCTGAACTCCTCCATGATTTCCTGATCTGCAGTCGGAGGTTTAGCTGCAAATCTTTTACATACGCCGGCTAACATGGTCTCAACACACGACAAATCACATCTAGGCATCGCCATCCAGCACGCATGACATCCCATAGAGACTGCAGCAACTGGTCGGTCGAAAAGAACAGGAAGCTTTCGTAATACAAAGAAAGTGTTGGCTTTGATCTCGCCAAGAATAGGCATTCCAAGTATTTCAGCTGTCCTATACCCAAACATAATTATGCGCTTGGCAATGTTGGACCAAGGGGAAAATAATAGCCGGCCTGTACCCGCTGTTGCTTTCTCATTAAATAAGAATCGAACGCAAACTGGACCGTATCTGCAATGACATTTTCATTACCCACCGACTTCCATCGATCTATATTAATAGAGTGGACGTTGGAGGCTTTGAATTGCATTCTAGACCGGATGGTATGGTCATCAAGTGTATAGTCTTCAATTTGGGCAGTCGTCAATTGAGAATACAATTCCAAAGAAATTATAGTGTCAAGAGTCGCAGGCAAACCAAATACATCCTTACAAATGTGACTTTTACCAGTTGCATTTAATACTCGTCTAATGGGATAGAGCCAATCAATTAACCATGAACTACTGAAAGTTACCCTGGCGTAGAAAGCGTCCGTATGCAGTAATTCTCCCATGGCAATCGCATCAGGTCTAAGATCATGGGCGTCAGCGTCGATGAGACCGGTGACTTTCCACTCTCTTATTTTATGGCGATGTCCACGAACAAAATAAACCACAATGGCGCACACAGTAAGTAAAATTAAATTACTGCTCCACAGGTTCAAAAGTAGTGACGGAATAGGGACATTCAAAATGGCACGAACAGCAAACAGACCAGCCAATATAATCATGAACGCCAGGATCGACGTTAATAAAAGAAACCGGTCTATGCGTTTTGGGGCTAATTCGTGCCACCTGACTTTTAAATTGAGGGCTTGAGCAACACGCTTAAGACGTTTTGTGGAAATCGAACGAGCTTCGGGAGCAGGATGGACCTCTCGCTCGTGATATGGACCAGTTGGATCCTCGTATTCGGCATCAAATTCAACTTCCTCAGTTCCATGTACATGGGGAAGCTTACGTTTGGGACGAGGAATGGCGGGTGAACTGGGACCACCTGTAGATCCTGATCTGGACGCCACATCCAAATGAACAGAAGTGGCAGTCGGGGCTACAAACGGCAAAAACGCGGGTTCAGCGTCTCGGGGGCGTGGTGAGAGGGAGGGAATGGAAGCAGACAGGGGGGCTGTAAATGCAATCCATCCTTGTTCGTCGATAATTAGGTCTGCTGCATCAGGAACGTCGGGTAAATCGCATCCGCCTAAAGCGTGATTTAATGACTCGAGGAACCCGCTATCAGCAGTCCACAGGAAAGGAACAGTATCGGAGTCGTCACTTTCAGAGCTCTCACAAGAATCTGAAACTGAAACTTCATCATCCCCTGGTAAAGGAAAAAATGGAAATTCAGATTCGGAATGCGAAGAGTGTACTCTTTTCGTGCCGTTCTCACTAGAACCACAAACAGAAGTTAACGCGGAAGGAGGCAAAAGAACGAGCGGGGCTTGAGACCGATTAAATTTTTCAATTTGTGCTACGGTAACAGGATAGGGCTTCGTTTTCATGCGTTCACAAGTAGAATCCATGTGAATCCAACCATCGTGCAAATGTTCGTGTACAGTTCTTTCGAGGCGATCGTTTTCGGTCTTAGCAATGCCTTCATAAAATGCTATTTGTTTACGCACTTCATGCAGTTCCTCATTAGTGGAATGAACCACAGGCGAGGTGGAGAGGCTAATGAAATTGGCACCCGGAGCATAATCAAAAATGACGTTGATTTCAGGCCCATGGTGGTCAAATTCTTCGAGACCAGCAAACGGATTGGCTAGTGTTATCACACTCTTCTCATCTCCATTGCCGGAAGATGAAAGAATAGGCTTAGTGATAATTAGCGAACCAACTCGCGAAGATCGGGGAGAAACTTTCTTTGTCGTTACAGGGGTGTTTTCGGTATCCACTTTGGGAATGTTGCCGTTACGCTTACATTGAGAATGTGTATGACCGAGTATATTACATTTAGTACAAGAAGGTAATTTGGAGCCGTAATGGAAATAACGGCATTTAAACTTTTGATGACCGTTGATTCCGCAAATCTCACAGACTAAAGTTGGACAATAATTTGAATTATGTGGGAAACTGCATATGCTACAGTTCTTAGTTGTGTCCATTTTGATTGCTCGAGTTTGTGTTTTGGGAATCCACCCTAGGAGAGTCCTTACACTCACAGGTAGACGTTTAGGGCGTCAGCCGTCAACCGCATTCTACTAACATTCGTGCCTATTCCCTCCCTTCCTATTCTGTCACGACAACAGATAGTTGGTGTAGTTCTTATGTTTCGGGGGTACTAGCGTTTTCGATTGCGGCAGGCCGCCAGGCTTTTGGGTCGCAAACCCGAAGGTACAAGCAGAATTGTTTTCTCTCTTTAAACTGAAATGGCCTTATCCAATAGTCTAAACCCCTAACAAGTCAAATTTTTGCACTTAAGACCATATTGATAAGGTACCAATATGGAGGCATTCAACAAGCTAGGAACTTCGAGATCGGCGGTCAAACAGTTAATTGAAATAAGCAAGGCTCATGTAGTTTATTTTGTATTTCTCCGATTTTGTTTAACGTCAAAGACGTCCCAATGCGTAAGTGTTCAAAGGTTCGTGGGCTGCACAAATACCCGTAGTTAGTGTCATTTTACTTACCCAAGAATACTTTATCCGGTGATTGAGAATTATTTGGTGCTCGAGTGGTTTAACTTAGATCTCGAATCAGGAAGCACGATGAGTTTTGACTTGGCAACTTTCTTAGCAACTTTGTTGGATAATTTTCCAACCAAATTACCAATCATAGGAGCAGCGGGATGAACACCCGCCAAACCCATGCCAATCTTAGGAGCCCATTCGGCTACTTGAGTGAGAGCTTTAGTAAACCATTCCCCGAGGGGATTCTCCTTAAGCATACATCCAGGAGGCATTTTGGTGAGAGCATGCATATATATTTCCAGAGCCAGCTCATCAAGAATGCAAGTGGGTGTAGCCAGAACAACTAGATCGGGTTCTAGCGAACTGGGGAATCGTTCTATATAGACGCGGTAGTTGATGGTTAATGTTGTCGTATATGATAAACCGGTGAAATAGGCTCCCGATTGATCAAAAGGACTGTAAAGATCCGACAATTCCAAAGGGGTGCCATTAATAAAACTTGAAGTATGGATGGTGTCATTAACACCACTAGCCAAATCTCCAAGAACATAGGCGAGCCTTTGGAATGAAGGCATCTTAGGTGGGTTGCTACTTTCGTTTTGACGACCCACTACATAAGCTCCCTCTGCTGCGTCCCAACTGAGAGAGCCATCCAGTAGCATAGCCGTAGCTAAAGTGGCAGGCGGATATTTAGTGTTTAGAAAAGTAATGTTACTGACAACTGCTGGGGTAGTGGCAACAGTGCCAGAATATTGAGACGGGGTAAAATCCACTGGTTGTCTCCAGCAGGTCACTTGACCCTGCTTAGTGAGAGGTGCAGTGGTATTAACAACTTCAAATCCCATCGCGATTACTCTTGAAGGTCCTTTGATATACGGTAAGACATTCAGAGAAGAATTGGTCACTGAGACACTACCACTATTGAAAGTAGCAGTAGGCCACAGTTGCACACCCTGTGGGGCGGCACTGACTGTTATTCCTCCTTGAGAGATACCGTTGGTAGTTACACCAGGACTCAAAGCTCCAAAGATGTTCACGGCAGAACTAGATTGAATTTGTGTGTTGTTTAAATTTGGAAACATGACAATGGAACAATCCCAATTTTGACCAGCGGTAACTATGCCATTGCCTGCTAAAGGAACAGACAACTGAAGTTGCTGTTTAACAAGCTGTACAATAGAACCACCGGTAGCTAAACTGGGATATCCAGCAAGTTTCAGGTCGGCATCGTGAAAAGGGTCCACGGCCGCAATAAGCCAAGCACGCCCATCTTCAGAGAGTGTAGAACTTCTCTCAAGACTGTCCAATAATTGATTAATTCGTCTAGACATATGTAATGTGTGTGTGTATGTAAATAAGTAGGCTCTAGGTTACTGCCTTATTTAATGTGATAGAAATCAG